TTAGCGATACCGCTTGTGACAATTCCTTCCCAACGAGGGTTGTTGGACATGTTGACAATGTTCGTCAGCGTGTTGATCTCATACTCGACCGATGGGTCAACTATGGCAATCAAGTTGCTAGACGGCACATTAGCTTTCTTCAGGCCGTAAAGGGCCTTAGCAAAGTCAGCTATTGCGATTGTCTCATTCGTACCCGTTCCTATGAACCGATGCTCTGCGCCGTTGATGTCGTTATCATCACTGGCCGTTTGACCACCACTGGCACCACCAGCGGCGAGCGCTAGGACGTCAGTTTCGATCTTCTCGGCTAAGGCCCGTGCTTGCGACGGCAGGAACTTAGCTTCGAGCTGCGCGGCATAGAACAAGTCTTGCCGTGCTTTTTCGGTTATGTAGTGTCCGGAGCTTGTGTACTCGGAGATAGTGAATTGGAACTCACCTGAGTCAAGCGCATCGAATACAATGTCTGTATCCTCAGCGTAGTCTCGTACGGTTGATTCGCCAACACTTGGGATTGTGAACGTGGTTCCATCAGGAAACTCGCTCAGCCAATTAACCCAACCCTGGGCAGACAGTTCGTCTTGCAGGATTTCTTTGAGTTGCGTACTCCATAACTCTGAACGGATAAGTACAGCACTGTTTCCAGTGTTCATACTCATGTTGCTTTACCTCATTTCAAGGTTTATGGATTGAACTTTTCACCGAGAGCCGTCGCATCCCGAGCCATAGAGGCTTGGAGACTCGTATCGTTCAACCACTTCTTAACACCCATTTCCTTGCGGAGATTATCGTAATGGGCCTTGGTCTTATGACCTTCGACTTCCAATACAACATTGGGCAGAAGCTGTGTCTGAGTATTTATCCCCGGTAGGGATGTGGTACTCTTCGGTGCTTTGCTAGCATCAAGCTCCATCAGTTTGGCAAAGGCTTTAGGTGATTGTTCGCTCAGGCTGCCTAGCGCTTCGGGCGTCGTACCCAAAGCTGTGGCGCGCTCTGCTATATAGGCTTTAGCGACTTCGACGTCGCCTCCCACCTTGTCCAGTACTAGCGAGTTCCCCAGTTCACGATTCGTGGAAGCCGTAGCTTCCGCTGAATCTCCACTGATTATAGCTCTTACTTTAGCTTGAAGTTCCGCATCCGTCATCGGTTTGTCGCCCTCTTTGGGTTCGGTTTGTTGTGAAGCCTTAATCGTTTCGATCAAGTCGGCGATTGTCTTGCCGTCGTCTGCTGGTTTCCCAGCTTCCTTCAGCGCAGCGTTCTCCTCTTCGAGCGTCTTGATGTGTTCGTCTGATGCAATCTTCCCCTTTGCAAGGGCATCTGCGTCAGCGAACTTCTTGCCTTCACCGACCAGCGCTTCAAGGGCACTGGCTCCTTCGCCGGGTTTGTCACCCGTGAAAATATCGTTCGACATAGTTGGTCTCCTATGGTAATAGTTTTGCGATTTGTCTTAAGGTTTTCCTCGCACTGGCGTTGGCTATCGCTCGCACCTGCCAGTCCGGTTTTTCAAAATTCTCGTCATCCCTCATGGTACGGTCTATCATACCATCGAGGATGTCGCCTAGTCTCCGCGTCATAAGCGTGGAGTTCTTCAAGGCAACCTCTGTGGCTGCCATGGCTTCTGCTTGCTCGTGCTTAGGCAGGAGCCTGTCTTCTGCGTACCATTTTGAATCCATTAGTTGTCCACCAGTATCAGGTCGAATCCTGCGCTCACGTGTGCGGCCTTGCCGACCGTGGTCGCTGTCATATAGATATCTGTGCGTTGTAGAAACTGCACGTACGGATTGAAGTCGTGTTGGAACTGTCCTCCTGTCGGTACACCAACGGTGTGTTTGAGTTGTCCAGCCCACACATTGAATCTGTCTGCTCCGTACAACTTAACATCCAACGACGTTGGGTTCTGGTTCGTAGCCGGATGGTGATGGCTGTAGTAGTTCGTTAGGTATGCTGTCTTGCCATTCGGTACGGTGTATATCGCCATCGTCGTCTGGTTCTCACCAGCGGTGATGATCGCGTAATCCGCGTTGTTGGCTGCGTTGTGGACACTGACGATCTGATCTGTGACTACATCAGCGAGAACTCTCGCACGGTGTACCCGAATCAATGGCGTAGTCAAGGTCACTGGCGTACTTGTATCCGCAGCATTCAGCGTGGCGTTCTGTGTGACTGCGTCCCAGTTCGCATCCAGTCCTTGGATTTCGATGACCTCGCCTTGCATCGCAGCTTGGTCTGCTTTCTGACTGACGCTGACCATCAGCGCTGTCGCTGGGAATGGGTACAGGTTCGACCCTTCCCATATAGTCTCCGTGGAGTCAGTCGCTACGTCATGGTTCTCCCCGAACTTATTGATACAGCTGATGCCTAGATAGGCACCCATCGGTATCAACAACCGGTCATCTATCAACGGATGCAGGTTAGGATCGAGTGGCTTACCTGTCACTACTCTTCTTCCTCTGGGCCGAGCGTGGCAACGTCCTCTTCAAGCTGTCTGTCGGCTATCTCACCTGCGCCTTCTTCCTGCGCCAGTGAGGCGAGAGACTGGGTCCGCTTCAGTTCAGCTACGCGGATGTTCTCCTGCACCAGCTCAAACTTCTGCAACCCGAGGTTTTCTTCCATCAGCTTCGCGAGCTTCAACCCGCTGATGTGTGTGACCACAGCCTCATCGGCAAAGGCCGGTGAGTTCATGAACCCGAGTAGGTTCTGGACCGTCTGAGCTTGCTTGGCAAAGTGCCGCGCCCCTATGGGGTACAGCTTGCCCTTGGCTCCGATGTCCTCTGGCGTGATCTTCATGAACTGCTCGATGGCGAAGTCAGGGTCAAGGACCTTGATCAGCTCCACGGAGTTCAGGTTTCGACGCGCACTCTCAAGCATCTGGTTCAACAGAGGCTCTACGAAATGCTCCTCGAAGTATGTGATCTTCTGCTGGAAGATACGGCCTGACGCATTCGCGAGTGATTGCACCTCGAACGCTGTCTTCTCGCCTGGGGTGCGTATGCCCATCGCTTCGCGTGGGGCACCTACCAGCTCCTCCATCTTCTGCATCAATGCGTCCACTTGGAACTCTGCGTTCAATGCCATCGGGTCCGGACTCAAGACTTCCACCTTGGAATCCACGTCGCCGAATATGCGTTCGCCAGGACCCCACTCCCAATCCTCTACCAACCCGCGTTGGTACACGACTGGGTGCGCGATCTGATCGAACACATCCGCCTTGAGGTTCTCAAGGTGGTCAATTCTGTACTGCATACCGACTAGGTTGTCCAGTGGCCCCATGGCCATCAGGTTATCCGGTCGGAGTCTCCACCCTACGTGTTCCTTGTTGCTTCTTCCCAGCCAACTGTCCATTGGCTCGTCGGACACAACTTTCCGTCGATCCATGACAATGACTCTACGGTTGGACTGTACTTCGCCAGTGTCTTGGTCGTAAGTGTCGCCCTCAAATTCGAGTAGCTCGACCATGTCGGAGGAGTAATATCCATTTAGATTTCCGAACCCATCAACAGCAATGCCTTCGGATTTATCGAGGTCGCTGTCTGCGTAGGCCGATAGCGCACCCCTAGCTTCAATCGTGTTACCGAGAGCCGCGTTGACCCACGCAAAAGCGGGATCAGTCTCCGCAGCCTTCTTAAGGCTTCCGAGGGAGACAACGGTACGTGTAATCTTAGCTGCATTTGCGAAGTCTGAAGCGGAGAGGTCAAATAGTATATCAAAGGGTGAGAGGCGATGCGTCTTCGGCCCGACATACACGCTGACTGATGTTCCATCTGCGGTTGTGTGAACATCGTTTTCATACGTAACTTCGCCGAAGGCGTTACCGTAATCAATGTAGTCATAGAGTGCCTCGCTGATTGTCTTCTTGAATCCAGACTCTCTGATCTTCTGCTGCATGTATGCTTCGATCAGCCCAGCTGTTTCCTTAGTGGCTGCGTCCTGGGTGGCTGCTTGCCACTTGAACCAGTTGTCGTTCGGGAACAAAGCCGCCATGTAGTTGGCATGGAGGTTGTCCCTGATCTGACAAATCTTGGGGATGCTGGTGCTGTTCTTCCAGCCCGCCTTGTTGTTCGACGTAGTCGTGGTGTCGGTCTGGAAGATGTAGTTCCTCAGTTCCTTCATGTCGAACTCCCACTGCTGTCGGAGTATCCGCCATGCGGTGTACTTGTTCGTGACGAAGTCGGCCATACTATCTGACCGGAGGATCGTATTGATCTCCTGAACCTTCTTTGCTATTCTAGGCATGTGCGGCTACGCCTCCAAATCTGGGGTGTGTGAGAATCTTCTTCTCGCGTTCTGTCCTACGCACAGGCGGGGCTTTGATTATGCCCATCACTTGATGCAACGCATCTTTGATGTCGTCGTGTGCAGGATTATGTTGAATGAGTTCTTGTTCCAGTTCCTCGCATAGCCCGCCAGCGAAATGCCAAATGGTATGATTCTCATAGCGTGGCGTGAGCGCAGCGTGAATGCGTTCTTCCTTCGTGCCCTCGGTTCGCGTGGGCCGGTACATATCGACAGATAGCAAGAGTCCGTCCTTCCGGATGTCATCTTTGATCCTCTCGGCGATAACTTTCTGCGCGGCTGTCACCTCGCATCTGATCTTCTTGAAGCCCCATTTGATATGAGCGTCATGGACCATCTGGTAATAAACTTCCGTCTTGTCAGTCTTCTTGCGCTTGATGTCGAGAATGTATATGTTTCCCAGAGCGTCGATTCCAACGACAACCAAGACTGTGAAGTCAGCGGTCTTCCTGAGAGAAAAAGCAAAGTCGAACGCGGCGAACACCGCGAGGGGCCTTCCGTTGAACTCCCAAACACCTTGGACCTTTTTGAGAAACTCCCTAGCATAGGTTTGGAAGTATTCGTGGTCGATTGCTTCCTCGCCTGGGTCGTTAGGGTTATTGTAATACTGCGCGTAGAATTGAGTACGGTCCAGATACTTAGCTCGCTTAAGCGCCAGAATCTTCGGGTTGAACCCGAACCAACGACCGTCACCTCTTTGCTGACGCGGCCATAGATACTGACCTGTCCCATCGCCTTGATCCTCTACTTCCCGTTGATAAACCTCATAGACACTTGCAGTGTCAAGGACTTCGCCGTCTTCTGTGACCACGTCCTGCTGAGTCTTGACGAGTACCCCGTATAAGTCCTTGGGGTGGTAGCGAGTGCCAACAATCCACTCGCAAGCATCTGTTGTCTCAATGCTGGCGAGGAGGGAGTATTGTCCTTCCACCTTAGAGCGACCATCTAGCGTGTACGCATTTTCCTTGACGACAACGTCATCGAGGACCGCGATATTGCAATGAAGACCGGTGATTGAAGTAGTGAGACCAGCTGCGAATACTGTCGCGTCACGAACGCCCTCCTTGACTCTTTCCGGATGATCAACCATGATTTCTGTCGTTGTCCAGCGTTCACGTTTGCCCTCGTCCTTATTGGTCATTGCTGGCCAATACTTTCGGTATTTTGGATGTTGCAGTATGTCCTTGATGAACTTTAGCTGCTTCTCCGCTAGTCCCGATGTAGCAGAGATATACAATATCGTAACCGCAGGGTTACGTGTAATCTCCCATGCACATCGGTACGCGACCATCGTTGACTTCTGATGGTCACGCGGGAGAAGCGCCATCTGGTGATCACCAGCTCCGGGCCTCAACCACCACTTGACCAAGTCCCTGTGACAGTGACCTAAGACTCTGTGGGGCGCGACCAACGTGATGAATGTCATCAGGTCGGATTCCGCAGCCTCCTTCACAGATCGGTGGACGGCGTTAGTCATTAAGCTGCCTTGAGCATAAACGACAGCCTATGGCCGTCGGGTGTTCCTGTTACCGTACTGGTATAGACACCGGGGGTCTTGAGACCCGCGCTCTCTATGTCAAAGTATGCTTGGCCTACATGCGCCTGTAACTCGGTGAAGTCCGAGCCAATCAGGGTGAACCCAGAGGGTACACCGAAGGCTGTCATGCCGCTGACCAGATGTTGACACACGACCATCAGAGCATTGTCTGTGGCCGAAGTCATGGCTGGTGAGGCCGTGTTCTTGTCGTTCTGTACGTCTGTGAGGTGTCCACCTGCCGGGTTGACATCGAAGATGTCCGCGTGGCAGTTCGAGACCCTCAGCATGATGGCTACTGCCATCCGTGCTGTGGCGTCCACCATGGTGCCTGAGTAGTTACCAGACTCGCTCGAAGCGGTCTTGGATAACAGGGAGGTGCGTCTATCGTCCCCCGCTGTGTCAGCTACCGATAGGTCAGCTGCGAAACCACTCATAGCCGGTACGCCTACGTCATCGTTCTTGAAGATGACGCACACGAGTTTATCGCCATCCTCGATCCCCGCTGGGGGCGTGATGACGAATGGTGTGCTGGTGTCCCACGTGTCCGTGGTCGATATGGCTATCGACTCTATGACAGGGAAGGCCGCGACTGTGGGAAACGTGAAGCTCCCATCTTTGTCAGGGACTATGCTGTTTGCTTCGAGCCACTTCTTGGTGACGTCGTCAATCGAGCCGCCAGTGATGCTGGCGTGTGAGCGCATGGCTGCACGAGCGTCGTTGACAGCTCCTTGGCCTGTGGCTGCTCCTACTGCTGCGATGTACGTCTGCCAAGCAGCGCCACCGTAATCTAATCCTGGCTTTGGCATTATTTCACTAGCCCTATTCGTTTGGCGTCTTCGTCGAGGTCCTCGGCGTCACGCTCAAGCTGTTTGAGGTACGCGAGCTTCTCATCCGACGTCGGACGGCCTCTCTTGTGAGGCATATCTTCGCTCGCGCCATACCGGTCGGCGAGCCACTTGGTTGCTTGGACGCCCGCCTTCTCTGAATCAACTTTGCCAGCCATTTCATAGTAACGGTCGCTCTCCATCTTGGTCTTAAGCTCCTCGCGCCACCCGTGGAGGCGCAGAGTGAACCATTTGGTCCTACAGAGCTGTTGCCAGTGGTCCCAGCTGCCTAACAGCTGGACGGCCACCTGATATTCGGTTGGATCGCCTATCTCCATGTACTTGGCGTACATATTGACGTATCCTTTCATTCCTTTCTTCTTTAGAGTGAAGTGAGCCGGGTAGTTCTCATGTGGGTACTCTATGAAGAGGCT